AGGCTATGACTCTGTGGACGGCACCTACCTTGTCTTCGGACCTGACGTGAATCTGCCGAAACTGTTGAGTTGGATGGAAGACGTCAACACTTCCTTCCCGCTTGACATCACACAGCGTTGTGGGTGATCATTGTGGCCGTTTCAAGTGGTCAAAGTACAGCCGACACAACGGCAACCTGGAACTCTATTGGAGGAGCAAGTATCGGTTTACTGATAGGCACCGGAAAGGTGTCTCGGTGATACGGAACGTCCTTGAGTATCTGGGGATAGAACCTCCCCCCGACAACGGAAAAAAGTGGGTCAGGCTCCTGTGCCCCTTTCACCCGGACTCTGTTCAATCAGCAGCGGTCTCATACGAATTGGATGCGTTCAACTGTTTGGGGTGCGGGGTTAAAGGTGGGCCGATCAAGTTGCTGATGACACAGAAAGGAGTGACTTATGCAGAAGCTAGGCGAGTCGCAGCGCAACTTTCTGAGGGAAGCGACCCTGCGGTATCACAACCAACTATCAGGAAGTCCTGGCGAAAACTATTTGGGCAAGCGAGGTCTGAACTGGCCGAGCTTGAAGGACAAGATGGACAAGTTCGCGTTGGGATACGTGGCAGAGCCTCTCCCTGGACATGAAATGTTCCAAGGGTTCCTAGTCATCCCATACCTCCGCTGGTCCAAGGATCACCCGTGGGCGACAGTATCTATCAGGTTCCGTTGCATCGAACAGCACGACCATAAAGGTCACGGCAAGTACATGACAGCTGCGGGGGACAGGCCGCGCCTGTTCAACACTTTGGCGTTGCTGCGCGAGTCACCCGTGATCGCCATTACCGAAGGTGAAGTTGACGCGATAACAACCCAACTGTGCGGCGTACCTGCTGTCGGTGTTCCTGGGGCGCAGGCGTGGCAGCCGCACTTCCGGGAACCGTTCCTCGGGTACCGGGATGTGTTTGTCCTTGCGGACGGCGACGAAGCGGGGATCGGGTTCGCGCAGGGCATTGCCGGGACACTCCCCAACGCCAGGGTAATCCCCATGCCACCTGGGGAGGACGTGAATTCCCTTGTCATATCGAAAGGTAGAGATGCCCTGCTGGAAAGGATCAAATAGATGGTGACGGTTTTCACGCAGCCCGAATGCCGCCCGTGCAAACGGGTGATCGACAAGTTGAGCGAAGCTGGGATCACCATTGATGTCATCGACATCAGCCGAGACTTACTTGCCAAGGAGTATGTCAACCGGTTCCTGCAAGCGAAATCCACGCCGATCATCGAAGCACCGGGTTTCGATGCGGTGATCGGATACCAGCCCGACAAGCTGAAGGAAATCATTGATGCGTTTCGAAATTAACTTGACGGTCGGGATGGAGTTCCCGAAATGGGTTGAACGGATCCACGATTACGTGTTCGAAGGAGATGAAGACGATGAGTGACCCGATCAACCCTGACCACTACCAGTTCGCTAACGGGTTCCAGGTCATCGACCTAACAGAGAACCTGTCTTTTAACCTGGGAAACGTGGTGAAGTACGTCGCCCGCGCAGGGCGCAAATCACCTGACCCGCTTGAGGATCTGCTGAAAGCCCGCTACTACCTGAACCGCGAGATTGAGAGACTCAAGTGACTAAACGCATCGTGGTGATATCGGACACCCAACTGCCCTACGATGACCGCCGCGCCTTAAAAACGGTCATACAGTTCATTGGGGATTACCGCCCAGACGAAGTGATCCATATCGGGGATGTCATGGACTTCCCACAACCTTCCCGGTGGAACAAGGGCACTGCTGGGGAGTTCGAGGGTAGCGTGTTCAAAGACGCTGAGGATGCCAAACGGCGGCTGCTCGAACCTCTAAGGAAAGTGTACGACGGCCCGTTGCGGTTCCACGAAGGTAACCACGACGAACGTCCACGCACCTACCTGTCGAAATACGCACCCGCACTTGCAGAGTCCGGGGCGTTTGACATCGACACCCTGCTGGACTTCGACGGGTTCGGTGTGGAACTGCTACCCGATTTCCACAAGGTAGCTCCCGGATGGTTGACCACCCACGGACACAAAGGCGGTATCTCACTGTCCCGGTACGCCGGTCACACCGCTCTGGGTGCAGCCAACAAGTTCCAAGCCTCAGTGGTTATGGGGCACACCCACCGGATTGGCTTGACATCACACTCTTTCGGGTTCGACGGGAAAGTCACCAAAACCGTTCACGGCTTCGAGGTCGGGAACCTGATGGACATGAAGCAGGCGCACTACTTGAAGGGAGCAGCGGGGAACTGGCAGCAAGGGTTTGGGGTGTTGACCGTCGATGGTCAGTACGTCAAACCGGAACCCGTCTTTATCAGCAAGGGCCGATTCACGGTCGATGGCAACACTTGGAAGGTGTAACTTGACATCAAACATTTCTGCACTGTACAACGAAATCGCTAAGGCCGCTAAGACGGTGGCATTCCAGTGGCCGGGGATCGTTGAGGAAGACGATCTCACCCAGGACATCAGCACCCATTTGTTGGAGCGTCCGGGTTCCCTGGAGAAACTCAGCACCTTTGACGCTAAGGGGAAGTTGAACGCCCTCATTCAGATCGGGCACCAGATCGCTTCGAAGGAGCGACTGGATTACGAGGTGTTCTCAGGCAATTTCCGTTACTCGGTCGATGAAACCAAGCGACTGCTTGAAGAACGCGCACTTCACAACGAAGATCCTGAACTGGGTTCCAATTGGTCTATTGCAGATGACTACACCAAAAGCGGCGAATTCGAGGACGCAGTTAATACGAAATTGTCCTCGGAGACCGATCTTCGCAGAGGCATGCAAACCTTGGAACGCAAAAACAGCAGTTATGCGGAAGTTATCAGAAGGCGTTACCTACAGGATCAGTTGATCCCGAAGGAAGAGGAAGCGTCTAGGACACGGCTCAAGCGCGCTCTTGTCGCGCTCACCACGGAGATGAACCGCTCCTTCAAACAACAGCAGCGCGAACACCAAGGGCCGGGGAAACGTAAGCCTGTCAGTGCTGCGGCAGCTCACTACCGGTCGAAGGCGAACTGGGATGACGAGAGCAGCGAAGCGGTTAATCGGTTGCTGGCGCAGGCGAAAGTGAGTGCCAGTCGATGAGCCTGGAAATCGCCCCCCCTGGTTGGGCACCGTGGGACGCCTTTGGGGCCGGTGAGGGTGGCGACAACATCATGGACCCAGTGTTCAACGGGATGGGCAGGTCCGAAATGTATCGGGCCTGCCTATTCCCGGACCTGTTCCCACACGAGAAACCAATGTTGCTGCACCAGTGGCCTTTAGAGGACTTGGTCATGTACTGCGGCGGAATTTATTCGAAAGGAAATAAGTGACTGACATTAACTGGGGACCGACCGGGCAGCTTGTGTACGAGCGCACCTACAGCCGGGTCAAACCTGACGGCACGAAAGAAACGTGGCCGGAAACGGTGGAGCGGGTAGTGGACGGCAACCTCGCCCTGGTTCCTAAAGGGTTCCAGTTGCCCAACGAACGTCAGCAACTGATCGACATGATGCTGGATTTCAAGATCCTCCCAGCAGGAAGGCACCTATGGGCATCCGGCGTGAAGAACGCACAGCATTTGTTCAACTGTTGGGTAGCTGGGTGGACTGCGAATCCTGCCGATCACTTCGAGTTCACATTCATGAGGCTCATGGAGGGCGGCGGGGTCGGGGCTAACTACTCCAACTCCAACCTGTCCGCCTATCCGCCGATCCGGCACTCACTGCAAGTGGACATCGTGTGCGATCCGGAACACCCGGACTATTCGGAGCTTGCGAAAGCCGGTGTGCTGTCCATCGACTACAACTCCGATTGGGCTGGTGCCTTCCAGATCGAAGACAGCCGGGAAGGGTGGGCTGCCGCCCTCACCGACCTCATCGACACCCACTACCGGGACGAAGATGTTCACTACCACCGGGTGTATGACGTGTCGCGTGTACGTCCGGCCGGGGCGAAGCTGAAAACGTTCGGTGGTAGGGCTTCCGGCCCGGTTCCGTTGGCGAAGATGCTGATCGAAGTGTCTGGTGTGTTGGGTTCCCGCGCAGGCTCATACCTGGACGGTATCGGGGCCATGGAAATCGACCACGCTATCGCACAGTGCGTGGTGGCCGGTGGTGTGCGGCGAAGCGCACGTATGGCGATGATGCATTGGGCTGACCCGCAGATCGAAAAGTTCATCGACATCAAGCAGGAAAGCCTGTCGCACTGGACAACCAACATTTCGGTGGAAGTCGATGAGGACTTCTGGTATCAGGCGAAGCAGGGGCACGCTTGGACGGCCGCCAAGGTGTTGAAGGCTATCTCACGCGGCATGGTGAACAACGGGGAACCGGGCTTCTGGGACTCCAGCCTGTCCAATGTCGGTGAGCCTAACCGGGTGGAATGCACCAACCCGTGCGGGGAAATCACTCTGCAAGCGTGGGAGCCGTGCAACCTCGGGCACGTCAACCTCGCCGGGTTCGTGGACAAGCGTGGCCGGGTGGACATCTTCAGCATGTACCAGGCGCACATCCTCATGACCCGGTTCCTGATCCGCGCCACATTCAGCGAAGTCGGTGACCCGAAGTCCCGTGAGGTTCTCGACCGCAACAGGCGGATCGGTGTCGGGCATTTCGGTGTCGCTAGTTATCTCGCTATGACTGGGCTGAAGTACAGCCACGCACCGCTGGATGACTCGTTCAAGTCTCTGCTCAAGCAGATGTCCCTGGCGGTCGATGCCGCAGCGATTGAACTGTGCCATGACCTCCGCATCCCGGTGCCAGTCAAGAGGCGGACGATTGCACCTACCGGCACCATCGCCAAGCTGTCCGGTGTGTCTGAGGGTGTGCATCCGATTTTCGCCCGGTACTTCATCCGCCGTGTCCGACTGTCGAAGGTCGATCCGGAACAGATGAGCATGGTGGACAAGTACGAAGCGGAGGGTTTCGAAGTCGAGGACGACATGTACGCCGACAACACGGTGGTTGTGTCATTCCCGACGAAAGACACTCTGGTGCAGGCTGTCACAGACATTTTCGGGCCTGACGGTGAGGAGTTGGTTGAGGCTGCGAACGATCTGACGTTGCAGCAGATGCTCGCATTCCAACGCCTGTACCAACAGTATTGGGCTGACAACGCTGTGAGCTTCACCGCGAATGTCGATCCGTTGCAGTACAAGCCTGAGCATGTCGAGGAGCAGTTGCGGGTGTTCGCCGGTCACCTTAAAGGGGCCACGATTTTCCCGGAAGCGTCGATGCCGCAAGCACCGTATGAGCGGATCAGCAGGTGGGAGTACGAATCCGCTCAGTCCAAGCAGATCGCTGATGGGGTCGATGAGGAGTGCGCTAACGGCTCCTGCCCCGTGCGATAACAAGTTTAACCCGGCCTCTCCACAAACCGTGGTGGGGCAAACATCACCGAAAGGTAATCAGTAAATTGACCGATTTCGATCCGTTCGAGAACGCACCTCTAGACGCCGACGAGCCGACCCCTTTCGAGGAGCCTGCCCCGAAGCCTGCAAGGAAGCCGAAAGCCAACTCTGTTGCAGTGGAGGGGACCAGCAAGGCGAAAGTAACCCTCAAGGGCGGTGCAGGTTACGACGTGCCCTGGATTCCACTGGTGTACGGCTCCATTGATGAGGCCCACGCTGACCTCACCAACCCGGAAACCAAACGGAAACTGGCGGAGCTGTTCGAAGTAGTGGCTAAGGCTAACACCCTGTTCGCCAAGAAGGTCAGCGAGTTCTCGCCGCAGAAGCCGAAAACCGTTGGCGGGGCACCAACCCGCCCCGGACAGGAAGCCCCGGCAGGAACCCCGGAGCCTCCCGGCCCGGACTGGGTTTACAAGACGGGTGTCAACGCCAAGACCGGTAAGGCGTGGAAGGCGTGGATGCCTCCTCGCGGCTCTGACGAGAATCCGGTTTGGCTGTAACTGGACATCACACACGGCGGCCCCAGCCTTCGGGCTGGGGCCGTCCTTGTCCATAAGAGGAGGAAGGTGAAAGAACTTCGCCGCGTAGTCAGCGGATCAGCGGTGACCATCAACGCCGTTGAACGCGAGGAAGACCTCGAAGTTTTCCGGGGGTTTCTTTACGAAAACCAAAACTGGTTGGCTTGTGACTCCGAAACCACCGGCCTCAACATCTACTCAAAAGAACATAACCTGCGCGTGGTGCAATTCGGTAACACCACCGAAGCGTGGGTTATCCCCGTCGAACGCGGGGAGCCGTTCCGGCAAACCGTCCGTGACGCACTGAAACAAACCAACTATCTGATCTTCCAGAACGCCTCATACGACATCCAGGTGTTCGACCGGCACCTGGGTGTGCGGATGGAAGACCTGTGGCCGAAA